ATATGGCCGACGGTGATGCGCGGCTTGTGTCCACCGACGCCGAGCGGCTGTCATACGGCGATACGCTGACACGCGAATGGCGGTACGTGAAGCTGTCCGCCATGCCGAACGACGGTGACGAAGGTGGCATCGTCGGAGACCCGATGGCTGACGGTGTGGAATACGGCGGAGATTATGTTGTCAGCGAATACCAGACCGGCATATCCGAGGACGGATGCTGGGGTATTGTCCGGCAGACGCTTATCAAGGTGGCTGAGACGTTGGCGGACCCTCGTTATGTGTCAGAACAGTGGGATGAACTACGCACGGGCCATGTTCTGGTTCGAGAGTTCAAGTACCTGAAGCTTTCCGTGATGAGCTCACTGTCAGACCCTGGCGGCATACTGATAAACGGGCCAGAGGCCGACGGTGTAGCATACGCCGGGAATTATGTTATTTCTTCTGTGGATAGTGCGGAGACGAAGCATTATGGGATCATTCGGCAAACGCTGAGTGCGGTCAATGTGAACGGCGCGCTTCCGACAGGCGTTGAGCTCGCAAAAGAGGAAGTGCTCCGGCAATACGACTACGAAGAAGGTGAGATGGCTGCGGTAGTCTATGAGTATTACCACCTGCATCCAGAACAACAAAGCACATATATCGCTCTGGATGGACCATCTCCCTCGGCCTCGTATGAAGTGAAAGAAAAGCGGTGGCGCATCGAGGAAGACCGCACTGGTACACTTTCGGTATTGTGGACTAAAGCAACGTGGGAAGGCGGTGCAAGTGCCGATCTGGTCGAGTCCGTGTCTGGCCTGGACACCGAAACGGACCACAACGTAGAGCGCACCAAGATATACCCAGGCATCCCCATTGAGGAGGTGCAGAGCCGGCTGGACAGTCTCAGGACGACAGATGACGCTGATGCTTACCACGTAACCTCTGCCCGTATTGTCAACCGGCGCAACGGGGGCGCGGACATCAAGCAGGACCGGGCCTACGCCTATACAACTGATTCCGCTTTCATCCTTGAAGTGGACTATGATGATGACGGAGTGACAGTAATTGGCGGCTCACGGTTCTGGCCCAATTTGACCCCGAGCGCAGCAAACAGCAAAATCACTGATCTGGATGATGACGCCAACTTCACATTGCTTGGGGCGAGCATCAACACCTCGCGTATTACCCGGCGCGTTGATGAGCGTACAGGGCTGGTTACGGTTATTCAGAGCGGGTTGGCGACGAATAATCTGGACAGCAAGATATTGCCGTCCCGTCGGCCGACGCGGCTACTTGATCAGGATTATGCAGAGCAATACTTCATCATGGACCTGAATGGTGATCGGTGGCGCGTGACTGTATCCCATCTTGTTACCGCCAGCCGATCCACGGCCAATGCGCGACTGAACTCCAGCACGTACAACACACAGAACGACGACGATCAGCCCATACTGCAACGGCAGGCCGGAGCGACCGGCAAGACGTTCGGGCGGCTGGTTTATCTTCCTAACATTGGAAAATGGAAGGCGACGGGCGTGAAGTTCGAGAAGGCTGAATCGGCATTCGGGGATGTAGTCTAATGGCTGAGGCGGAGAAAACCAAGCAGGGCGGCGAGAGCGGCGATATTGAGCCGAAAGAGCAAGCCCCGGTTTCGCTGCCGGATGCTCCTACAGAGCAACAGCGGGATCAATGGAATCGCACATTTGCTGACACCGGTGACGAAGGCGTGGGTGAAGCGACGCGAAATGAGTTGCGCGAAGAGTTTGGCATAGACGACATTGTCACTGAATCCGACATACTCAAGATCAAGCTGGCTCGCGAGAAGATATTGCGAGAGATGGAGGCGGCCGAGGCCACGAAGGTCCGCAACCTCAATCGATCCAATGCAAGTGTTGCGGCGTCTGAATCGCAATACAACACCATGCAGATAGAATACATGTATGCTGCCGATGGTGCTCACAGGATTGAAGACGGCGGCCATATTCCGACATTCGAGTCGGACATGAGCTATCGCACCCAGTCCTTTGGCTACTATCATTCCGCGCAGCGAGAGGTGACGATCCGTGCAGGCCGCGTGTGGTTTCAGGGTGCGAATCGTATTGACGTAACCGAGAGCACAGTGTCACTCACCGGGAATCCTGCATATGTGTTTCTTATGGTCAACCGGAGCGACTTGAGTTGGGAATACAAAGTGCTGGCCAGCTTTCCGACCCCGAACGCCACATATTTCTGGCAACCGCTGTATCACTTTGTGTTAAGAAGCGACGGGAACGACTACTATCTTGGAGACGATTTTCGGTTCGATATCGTGCAAGACTTGCCACTGGTGGCCCCATCATGAAAACAAGCACCTGCCTATTCATATTGCTATTCAGTTGCATGACCGCGAATGCTCAATGGGACGGCTTCCCGCTTGCCGACAAGACCAACACCACCACCTACTACACAGTTGGTCCCGATTTTGGAGTGATTTCGCAACTGTGGTGGGCCGTGGCAGAGCGGCTGGATGTGTGTCAGAGTGAGCGAAACGTGGTTCAAGTAGGTCTCCCTTCCTTTGACGTGTTTGCCGGATACAGCAGTAAGGTCTACACAGTGACGAATCACTTTCCCTCGTTCAGCGTAACCAACACCTTCACGAACACGATTGTAGTCACCGAGTTAGCAAACGGGGGAGTAAATACGCGGGTGGTCTATACTTCTTCGCTGGGAGTGGTTACTACAAACCAGCCGCCAGTTGATCCTTATTTTTTCTATTACGGGCAGTTAATCTATCCTTTGCTCTATTATTACGACGATGATGAGGAGGAATTCACCTCGCTGACGCAATTCGTGATTACGAACCTGTCAAGCACCGGAGATGCGAAATACGACGAGTGGTTCGGGCGGACGAATGCGGCCGGAGCAAATCCAACGAATCTGCCCGTGCACGACAGCGTATCTCTGTATTACTACCAAGATGTTGGATGGTACACGAATTACACGAATACTGGATGGGGGCGCATTGGATTTGTGAATGACTCCCCTGGTAGGAATCAGGGCAAAAACCTTGCTCTTTTGACGCACGAGTATGGCCCGACAAACATGCTCATGGCCGAGTTTGTATTCTCTCCAACAGGAACGAATCAGTCGGCAGAATGGACTTTCCGAGAGGTGCAAGAGGTGCATTATAGATCGTCGGGTCCGGTTTACACTGAGACCAATTCCGGCTGGCAGGTCTGGATGAGCTGCGAGTCACCTTCCAATGAACCAGCATCAGGTTCAGTGAAAGTGTTCGGGCAGGCTTTTGCTCCGACGAATTGGATTTTTGAGTCACTCCAGATTACAACATCGGCGGCTGCTACTGTGGCAATTTCAACAAGTGCCCCTGTAGCTATACCCATCCAGTTCAAGTCAATCACAAACTGCCAGCCGGTGACTGCCAGCGTGCCGACCAACTCATTTCTGCATTTCCGTGTAACCAACAGCGTGAAAACTTATGCCGGGCTAGAGGTTGTGCCACATCGTCTTTATCGAGACATGCTGGATGAATTGTACTATCTGTTCGATGCTCTGCGATGGATACAAGATGAGGCCAACGCGGTGAACAGCACAAACGTGAGCCCGGACTACTTTTACGGCGAGGCGACTTGGACGGGATACGGCTGGGAGGCAGCCTACACGAACCGGGAACTGGTAGAGGAATACCTCCTTGCCACTGAGTTTCCGGGCGAATATCTGGATTCGGCACCAAACACAGAGTCGGTATCAATTGTTCCGCCTTCCGAAGAATACGACATTGACCGGATTTTCGGGGTCCTATCAAGGGCGTCAACAACTGTATCCAGCATATCCCGCCCGGGCTGGGACTATCGTTTCTGGTACGACAGCAGCGCCGATATGGTGGTATCTAATGGCCATACAAACGCTGCGACGGTGTCATACACAGTGGAGGGAGAAGAAAAAACCTATAATTCCGGTACAATTTCTGTTCCGCCAGAGTCTATTGTGACGCACCCATGGTCTCTGAGCAACGAGTTCTATTCCTTTACGGCCACCGGAGCTACGCATATACTAGACGCCAACCCAAAGTGGGATATTACCGTCGGCTACAACGCGCCCGACATGAGCGTAAATGTAGAAAACTGGTCCGTTACAGCTACTAAGACACGGCCATACATTGAAGCATACCGTCAATGCGCGGCAATTCGTAGCATTGAATACGAGCCATGGGGCGTGCGATACTTGAACAACGACCGCACGAACCTGGCCTCGGCCCGTGATCTGTATGCGCAGGGCACGAATCCGCCTGTTGATATACAGTCGTTCTTTGTGTGGGACTGCACGAATAACATGATTCCGAACATGACCACTACCCAAAAGCATTACGTTGCAACGCTGGGCACGAACAAAAACAAGCATGTTTACTACGGCCGGACTAGCTTTGACACCAACACTCCACCCTTTTACAATGAATATGGGCAAAAGGGATATTGGATACGTGATGCGTTGTTCTTGAGAAGATGGGACGTAGAGAATGGGTTCCGGTTCGTAGACTGACAGGAGAGTACGATGGCTGCACGCAGAAAAACAGGATCAAACACGCGAAGCCCTCTTCGTGACGAACTGGGCTCAGATGAGTTGGCCAGTCTGGCTCGCGAACGAGCAAAGGCTGCAAAGTCGGTTCTGGGCGACAGAAAGCCTGGTGCAAGCCCCGCACTGCCGCCGCCGGCAAGCAAAAGCGAGTTCATAGAACAGGAAGCGCAACGGCGCCTTGGACGTACTCGGCAGCCCACGGCGTCATCGTCGCGGGACGAACGCAGGCTTGCAAGTGGGCTTACTCCGGAAGAGCAACGGCAGCAGTCGCGAATGTTTGGGGCTCGTGCGCAGGTGCGTTCCGACTTGGAAGGCAGCGGTGGCAGCAGGTTGCGGGAGTCGCTGGAAGATAGGGAACGTCAATTCCGGCAACAGCGAATGTCAGAGCGAAATCTTGCCTACCGCCTTGCTCCTGAGCAGGCGCGACGCGAGACGGAGCTGCAACTAACGCAAGCACGCGGAGAGGCCGGATTGGCAGAAAGCGGAGTGCGTTCAGCGTTTGCGGAACGGGGTCAAGTGGTTGCGGGCGAAGAACGCCGAAAGGACATTGCGGCGAGGGGCGAACAGGAGTTAGAGCAAATTTCGGCACAAACTCAGTCGGCCCTGGACGTGATGGAGAGAAAGGGAGAGATCGACTCCTCGCTCGCAGTGCAAGAGCAACTGAACGAGTATGCGATGGCTGTAGCCAGCGGTGATGTGGTTGGCACGGAAGAATACGACAAGCGGTTCACCGATTCGTTAGAGGGCCTGAAGATGGAGTCGCAGTTGAGCTTGCTGGCGCAACAGGAAGCGTCGGCGGCTAATGCGTTTGCCGTGCAGTATTCACAGGCTGAAGACGACACAGAGCGAAAAGCTTTGCAAGAGACTTATGAAATGGCAAAGGACAAGATCCAGCAGACTCGGAAGAATGTTCTGGGCGGCGGGCAAAGGCGCGAGTCAAGCTATGGCCAGAGCCGCACCGCGGAGAAAGATATTCAAGCAGGCGAGATGGCCTTCAGCACAGCCGATTACAGGCGCATTGAAGCCAATGCGAGCCGGATGTCTGTGGGTGAGCTGAATGACGCGGCTGAAGACATCCGTGCACAGATTGCCGCCACGAATGATGCGCCTGAGCGGATAATGCTACAGCGCAAGCTTGATGTTGTAGCTGATGTACAAAGAAGGCGTTTGTGATAATGGCCGAACCACGATCCAACACTGCGGCGGAACGACTGTTTGAGGGAACGTCGGTGCTCGAACCTGCAATGCAGGACGATGAAAGCGCGGAGAACAATCTCTCTGCGAGCGACCGACTGTTTGCCGGGGTGGGCAGAGATGCAGCAGAGCAAGCGGAAAGCCCGGCAGAACGACTGTTTGCCGGAGTTGGGGACTCCACGTTGCCGGAGCCTGCCATACAGCCTGAGCCCCTGTCTGTGTCCCCGGTCGAAGCAGAGCCCAAGTCGGAAGCAACACTGGAACCCAAAGCGACGCAAAAGCCGCAGCCGGACGCCGAGACTGATCAGGAAAAGACGGCGCGGCCTTCTGTGCTGGACGGTGTTGTAAAGAAGCACCTTGCCCCAACGAAGCCGTCATTGCGTACTGCACTGCCTACAGAGGGACAACCGCCTTCGGAAGACGAGATGGATACGGCCGAAAAGGAGCGACTGGCAAAACTCGCCCGCACAGACCTGATTGCAGAAGAGCAGCGCATGGAGCAGATGTCGGATGCCAGAGGAGACATGACAGAGGATGATATGCGGACTCTGCGCCTGTTGCCCGATGAGTTGAAGCGACGGCGGAAGTTGCAGGCTCGTGTTCGCATCGGAGCACTTGAATACAACCAGAAATCCAAGAGCGTGTGGGGCATGGGGGTGGCGAATACAGGAAGGGGTATATTGCGCCTTGGGCTTCGGGCGCATCACTACTCACCGTTGCCAAGACTACTGGGATACCATGATGAGCTGGGGCAGTTGCGCGAAAAAATGGCCACGCCGATTGAGGATGAGACGGAGATTGCTGCAATGCTGTATGCTCCGGCCAAGCTGGGCCAGCAGTTTGTTGTGCAGCGGACGCGTGGGGTAGTGGGCTTTGCAGCTACGGCACCTCGGGCGGTATCGCATGTATCCAAAAAGCTTGTTGGCGAAACACAATACAGTCGATTAGTGGATTCCATCACGGACTGGGCCGACAATCCGACTACCGCCGAGAAAGAAGTTCAAGGATGGCTGCAAGAGGAAGCGGAATCGTACTCCAAGCGTGCTCTCAGCGTGCGCAAGCAGGCGGCGGAACTGAAAGCAAAAGGCAAGAATGAAGAAGCGGAGCGCTTGGAGGCGAGAGCGGATGAGATTTTGCGCCAAAAAGCGACATTCGAGGCCACTGACAAAGGTGCTTCCATTGCGATTGGGTTGTTGCAGCTCATGATGGACACGTCTCTTATGGCAAAGGTGCCTATGCCCGGAAGCGCGACAGCGGCGCAAACCACGAAGACGGGGCGCGTGATTGCAAAGGCACTAGGACCAGGCGCGAAGTATATTGTTCCGGGCCTGAACAAATCCCGCACGGCGATTGTGAAGACGGCTTTGGCCCGTGGATTGTTGAGTTATGTAACCACTCCGGGCACGCAGAAAGAGAAGGCTCAGTCAGCCGGGCTGACGATAGCGTACCTGATGACGCCTTTCGCAAGCAGTGCTGTTCCAAAGGCGCCTGTGTTGGCAGACATTGGCTTGAATACATTGATTACCAGTTTTGTGGCTGGAGGGCATGGCGATGCGTGGGAGCAGGCTAAGCGCGAGCAGCCGAACAACCTTGCTGAGCGCATGAAGCTTTTTGCTACCTTGGCATTGCCGGATACGCTTGCGGATATTTTCGGATCACTCGGAACGCGGTCGATACCCTGGAAGCAGGCTGAATCAGTTGCTCGCGCCAAGGTGGCAACAATGCCAGATGGCGATGAGATCAATCGGCAGATGGAGCCGATACTGGAACAGAGTCGCATTCCCGTAGACGAAGTACGCATAGAAGGCGATATCCCACCCAAGGTGTCAGAACGGATTCAGCTCAAAAAGAACAACCTGGACCCGGAAACTGAAAAGATCATCGACGCGTCAGTCTACGGCGACACACCCAAAGAGCCAGCGAGCGCGGAAGCGATACGAGCCGAATGCCGCGAATACGAACGCAAGCTTGCTGAGTCTTTGGGTGGGCGTGCAGATAGAATTGACGTAGCCGATGATCCGCTTTCACCTATCGCCCTGCAACGGGAGATGCAGGTGGAGTTGCCGCGTTATCAGTTGTGGGAAGTGGCAAGGCGGTTGAATGACCATTTGCCGCCCAGCAAAAGAATAAACAAGACTCTGTCGAAAGACAACATGGCCGTTGCGGTGGCAGAGGGCATAGCGGCATTCCGCGATGACGTAGATCGTATCTTTGCATCCGGCGAGACGACCGTGAAAGAAGCGAGAGAGATTGCTCAGGTGATGAACAAGGTGTTGCCGCCGGATGAGCGGGTCAACATGAAGCTGTCTGGCCAGGACTTATTTGACGCTGTTGACACGCGGTTGCCGTTGCTTGACAAGGAATTGGTTCCTCTGATTGAGCAGAACATTCCGCGGACGGATGTCGAGCGGATGGCAAACACCGCGAATGAGTTGTTGTCTGAAGGCGAACAGGTGCAATTCCGTGTTACTGATCCGGAAACAGGCAAGAAGCGGACGGTTGGGCAAGCTGAGTTGCTTGAACAACTTCGAGCAAAATCAGAATTGGTAAAGCCTGCCACAACGCGATCGTTGCGACTTATCGAGCGTGCTGAACAAGACTCGTCTCTTGATGCCACCAAGCTCGATCAGATACGGCTGGCAAAGACAGGGCAACGCAGTGGTGACAGTAAAGATATGACGCAGCAGGAAGCGGCTGCATATCTGACCACTCTGCGCAACACGGAGCGGTATATCAAGGCAGATGCCGCGAAGAAGCCGAAGAATAGGTTCAGGCTGCCGAATGGGCTGTTGAATGCCAAGGTGGCAAGATCCGCGTTTCGGCAATTGCGGCGTGTCGGTTCCTATTTAACCTTGAGTTCTGCTAACCTTGTGGACATCAGCCAAGGCAAAGATGTACGGGCACTGGTGTTCCAGAGACTGCAACGGGCTGAGGCGCGTGCGGCGGGCCGCTTACAAGAGATGACATTTTCGGCAGAAGGGGTCAACAAGTCTGTTCGAGAGCTTGGGAAACTGCTATCTGAATACGACGACTCTGTGCTGAAAGACTTTATGACCTCGCGTGGTACTCCGCACGGGGATTCTGCCATAGCATTGCAACGGGCCGCCGATACCCGGCTTGCGGAGAAAGCACCGGAGCTGCACGCGCTTATGCCGTATTTCCAGAAACTCTCCGATTGGCTATTTGCGGAAGCGCAAAAAATTGATCCTGATATCAAGTACCGGCAGGACTACTGGTTGGGGCTCTGGAAGGATGACAGCGCGCAGGCATTACGTCGCTTGTTTGCAAGCACGCGATTCACAAAAACGAAGCAGTATCCGAGTTTTGCTGACGGCCTCGCGGCGAAAGCCGAGCCAAGGATCGTCAATCCGTTGGAAAACCTCACTCGTGAATACATGATGATTGAGCGGGTCCGGGCGATGCGTGACTTGAGAGAAGATCTTAAGACCGGAGTAGTGGACAACAAGATGTTGGCCGTTCCGGAGGAGAAAGCCAGCGGATACACTCGAAAGTGGCAGAAGGTGGATGATCCTCAGTTTGACGGGCTGCTTGTTGAGCCGGACACCGCGCGGATGATAAACAAGCTGATAAGTCACAACAAGGTGATGTCCGACAAGACGCTGAAAGGAATACGAAAGTCGTATCAGCTTATCGGTGCCATGAAGTTCATGTTGCCGCTGCACCATACTCGCACAATCACGACACAATCGCTCGTCATGGGCACTGGTGTGCCGTTGTGGACAAAAGGCAAGTTCACCGCGCCGCCTAACGTGTTTGATGGGCGACACGTAAACGACAAGTATGGCGTAGCGAAACATGAGCGTTATGTGGCGGCTGGAGGTGCATCCAAGGGCTCTTTTGAGCGTGAGACGCAAGGGCTTGTGCAAAAGATGATACGAGTGATACCGAACCCCGCTGTTCGCAAAGGAATGTCTGCCGCCACTGGTTACTCGCGTTGGCTGTTTGACGTGGCTATACCACGGACCAAAGAGGCGATGTGGCAGAGGATGGTATTTGAGAAGGAACAGAAGCTTGGTCGCGAGCTGACCTACAAAGAAGATCAGCTTGTTGCGCGGGATCTTGACAATATTTTCGGCGAAATGAACGAGCAATTGCATGGCCGATCTCGCACTGCCACTACGGTATTGCGTTTGTTCAAGCTCGCCCCAGGGTTCAGTGAAGGCAATATTCGCACAAACCTTGGACTGTTCAAGGGCAACACAACCTCTTGGAAGAACGTTCCTACTGCCATGGTAGGAGCTGCGATGTTTGCCATGGTTGTGCGTGGCCTGTTCCATGGTCCCAGCGCGATGGTTCCGGAAGCTCCGGCTGCCGATGCCAGCGATGACGAATGGATAGACTACGTGCGGGATTTCTACAAAATCGACACGGGCTACACCGACACTCAGGACCGCCCAATAGTCATGGATTTGATGACATACGAGAAAGATTATTGGGACATGTCTGTCGAGCCGCTTTTGATGCTGGCTACCGGAAAGCCCAAGGCGGCGGCAAAGCAAGCGTTGGGCAACTACGCTCGCCGCATATGGGGGTCTGAGGCTCCGGTGACCGGCATTGCGCGAGATGTATATGCGCTTTCTGCGGGCGAACGATTGACCGACCGCTATGGCAATCCGATCAACTACCAGCATGATTCAGGATGGGAGAAGCTGCTGAACATCGTTTACCGGGAAGCTGACCGGGTTTCTCCAATTCCGTTTGAGACATATGAGAGGATGGAACAACGCGGCTTACCTAACGGCATGGCCATGGCCCTTGCCTGTCTGGCTATTCGGGCGAACTACACCGAAGAAGACCGGGATTTGAACAAAATCCACTATGCAATGCGCGATGCTGGCAAGGAGCGGCGTGATATTTACGCACTGTTGCCGCATTTGGATAATCCAAGACGTGCAATTGCGTCATACAACAACAATGTGCAGCGTGTTCTGGACTCCGACTACGTCACCGATGAGCTTAAGAAGGAGCGGGGGTGGACGAAAGATCGGATGTTGCTGGATGTTGATGAGATGTTAGTGAACATGTCCTGGCAACTGACGAATCCGTCGCTGGACAACCGCAAGCGCGAAAACATAGTGGCGGGTCTCAAGAACCTGGGTTATGATCGTGCTGATGCGGCGAGGGCGATTTATCGGCACACTCCGCCATCGGGCGGGCTGCATCAGATGTCAACATTGACCGGACGTGCGACACGGCTAGGATCAAGGTGGAAGGACTAGAGATGAAACGCTTATTTGTTGGGCTGTTGATAATCAGCGTGCCTTTGCTGGCTTTGGGCGTAGGGACTCGGACACATACGGCGACCGTGAACATAGATCACATTGAAGGCGACTTTGATGATTTTCGTTTTCACTGGATTGGCCTGAACAACCAATCTGTAGTGCTCACGATAACCAGCGACACCGGCTATGTCACAAACATAGCCAGTGCGACCTACCGCTTGAACCGGACCGGAGTAGTTTACGCCACCGATTCAGTGACAGTGAACAAGTCGAATGTCACGGTAAACATTGCGTATACTGATGTTCCGCCCGATAACAGCTATGAGCTGGAAGTGTATTCATCAGACCGGCGCACGTTAGGCCAAGGGCGTGTTGATGTCAGTAGATCCTTGTACGGTGACACTAACGTTTACTCTGCTCCCACCAGCACCGGAACATATTTGCAACGGATATACTATGATGCTGACGACAACCAGACAGCCGACACCTCTGATGCGTTCATCAATTACACCAACACTGTTTTGGGTTTGGTTACCGGCAGCCAAGACACCGCCAGCATAACCATGGACGTGACAGGCAGGGTAATCAGCGGGATTGTCAACGAATCATGGACAGATGCGCGGTATGCGGCAACCGCCACCGTTGCTGCCGTATCCGGGCGGGTAGATACGGTCGAGGGCCGAACCGGTGCGTGGAACACGGCGAGCACAGACGCGAGTTACAGCACCAACTGGATTGAGACCAACAGTATTTTGGCTGATGCGAAAACATACACTGATGCAGCAACCAACGGGCTCGCGAGTGAGAGCTACGTGGACGCCGCGACCAACGGCCTTGCGAGTGAGAGCTACGTTAACGCAGCCACCAACGACCTTGCTGCCGTATCCTATGTCGACGCGGCCACAAACGGCATCCCCGAAAGCGTTGTTGCCGTTTCCAGCCGGGTAGATACGGTTGAGGGGCGAACCAGCACTTGGAACACGGCAAGCACAGACGCGAGTTACAGCACCAATTGGATTGAGACCAACAGCATACTTGCCGACGCTCAGTCTTACACCGACGCGGCCACAAACAGTATTGATCCTGGTTACTGGCTCACAAATGCCGTGGGCGAGCTGTTGCCCTACAACACCAACGGGCCGGTTTTGGTCGGCACAAATGCCAGCTTTACGAATGACAGCGTGGCCGAGTTTGTGGGCAACGTGTATATTGGCGAGCAGCTTATCAGTCCCACGAATCAGGCTACCGCAAATTTGGATATGGGCGGCAATCGGATCATCAATATGGCGGCTGGGACGAGCGCGAGTAATGCGGTGAATCTGAGTCAACTCAATACAGTCAGCAATTACGCTGCTTCCGCGTCGTCCCTGGCCGCCGTCTCCAGCCGGGTCGACACGGTTGAGGGGCGAACCGGCACATGGAACACGGCGATCACTGATGCGAGCTACAGCACCAATTGGATTGAGACCAACAGCATACTTGCCGACGCGGAAACATACACTGATGCAGCCACTAACGGCCTTGCAAGCGAGAGTTACGTGGACGCCGCGACCAATGGCCTTGCGAGCGAGGCGTACGTGGACAGTGCGACCAACAGCGTGTTGTCCGATGCAAACGCTTACACCGACACGGCCACAAGCGGCATCCCTGAGAGCGTCGTTGCCGTATCCAGCCGAGTAGATACCGTGGAGAGCAATATGGCCTCATGGGAGGTTGACTGGATTGCAGGCGTGGACGTGACAACCAACGTGGCCAGCAACATCGTCGAGCATGTTTGGACGTATCCCGAACCCGGCGTTTACACCTGGCAGATCGGCGGCACGAGAGACACCTCCGACGGATCGCCGCCCTCCGAATCGCGTGAGTTTTGGTATTTTGACGACGTGGAATATGCCGCCTTCAGCAACACCCTGGGCATATTGGGAATATGGCCTTTTGATGCGACCTACATTGACACCAACGGCGCGGCCGGAGAGACGCACACCAACCGGCTATCCTGCCGCAAGAGCGCAGCCAATGTTGCGGACTACCACTGGACCAACCTGTCAGTCCGCGTAGAGCGGGTGGGGGACGTACAATGACGCGGTTGTGGATAATCATAGCGGGAGTATGCATGGCCGGTCTTGCGATAGCCGGAAGCCCGTCTGCATGGCTATCTGATGGGGCGAGCATCAACCAGTGGAACACCAACGGATGGGTGCATTATCGCGTTGCGACGAACGGGTCGATTGTGCAGGCACCAGGCGCAATCACCAACGATTCCGCAATATGGGCCCAGACGCTCACGTTTTGCGACAGCAACGGTTGTTACTGGCGCGTGCGATGCAACACCAATCAGGCCCTGTGCGTAACCAACGCATGTAACGATACGATCTCCGCGCTTGTAGGCGGTGGCATCGGATGGCACACAAACGGCTATCAGTGGCGAATGTACGTGACGACGAACGGCACCCTTGCAACGGAGGAGCTGTAATGCGACGAGCGGCAATAGCGGCGGCGGTTTGGGTCTGTGTGGCAGTCGGAGCGTTTGCGGGTAGCACCATGCATCTTTGGACCGACCAGAACGGAGTGCCTCTGAGTAGCGGCGGGCTGTGCTTAGGCGAGAGCGTGGTGGAAATGCTGTACGAGTCCGGCGTCATCTTCTGGGAGTTTGAGGACACTAACTCACCCTCGGCAGGCAAGACCCCGAACAGCACGCAATACACGAACCTGTGGGGCGACTATAATCGCGGAACGGCCAACGAGCCAACGTGGCGCGAGGGGCTTTACGGCAACAACTACTTCCAGTTCGCGGACGGCGATCATGTGAGCAAAGATTTAAGCAGCGAAACCAACACGCTCTCGGCCATGACGACTGGCTTTGTGGATCTATGGGTCAAGTGGGCTGATATCCAGCAATGCTACGTGGTTACGGCGGGGCGCGGAGCAGGAGAGGATCAGATTCATTTCCTCTATGGCATGCAGGTTCTATCTCCATACGATCACCACATTGCCATTGAAAACAGCGGGAACGTAACCATTGACATGGAATGGATGACTGGACAGGGCCGTCGGGAACTTTGGGACTTGGCCCACGGTTGGCATCATATCTCATTCGTCCAGAACGGCGTAAACGGCGCGAAGCTATGGCTGGATGGGGTATTGCGGCAATCTCAGACCGTGGTCGGCGATACAAACGAATGGTTTGCCGCCCTGGATTACTCTACCGGAACGGTCAATAAGATTGAGGTAGGCAAACGGGTTGGTTATACCGGAAGCGCGGTGTTCGACGGCAGTATCGACAGCGTGCGAATCGGAACCAACACGTCAGCGGCCGGAGTTACCAATCGCTTCCTGGAGTCCGCGTCGAACTTTTGGTATGAGGCATATGCTACAAATTGGGTTGACCCGAACTCCGACTACCTTGCCTCCTCTTATCTGTGCGGTGAAACGGGTGTGGCCTACAGCGCGTACCACGGCGGAAACATAACCGGCATTTTGGATCAGGTTGGATCGGCACCGCTGAAGCTCAACGGCAATCCAACGTTTCCCATCATTGGCACGAACATCAACGGCGATGTGATGCGAGCCGCCGAATGCGATGGTAACGGGGATTGGTTTGGACCTGCGGATTTTGAGCACGATGCTCTGACAAACCACGGCGATTTCACCCTTGCCGTTTGGTACAACGTCTATAGCCCCTGGAACGTGAATGGTCAGGACGTCATGGTAGAAATACACAACGGCGTAGATGACGACGTTCGTATGACAATGGAGCGACAAGGGGGGGATTATGCTGGAGTAAAGCTACTCACGCACCCCGGAAGCTGCCGGGTCTCTGGGAATGTCACTCCTGGTGCTGCAACCAATATCTGGTTTTCGTTCATCGTGTCTATGACTGACGGGACAAACGGCACAGCTTTCATGAATGGCGATGAGTGGGTAGATAGTGCGGGCTCTCCCAGCAATTTAGCTGAGCTGGCATACATACAACTTGGACGGGCCAACCGGTCGGCGGTACAGCCAGCGTATGACGCGTTCGGCCAGATGTACCTCGTCGACATCTACACCAACAAGGCCTTCACCGCGGCGGAGGCGAGCGCGTGGCACCGATTCACCGCGCCTAAAATTGGCGCTTACGGAACGTATCCGGTAGGCAATGTAAGGGAGTATTGATATGTCACTACGCGAACTTATGGTCTGGATCGGGATTGTCGCGGCATTGACCGTACTGGCCGCCTATGCCGTAATGCAGGCAAATGCCTACAGCCTGGTGCCCAAGGAGGGTGAGGCTGTGCCGTATGTGTACTATCACGCGCGGCAAGGCTCAAACTGGTATCGGATGAGCCTGTCATGGCCGCAACTTGCACGGCAGGGGGACGAAAATCAGGTGACCACCAACAGCCTTGCCATGTTCGCCGCACAGCATCAATCGGTTGATCCTACTGACCGGTACTGGCATATACGCAACGCGGCAAACTGGTGGATGGGCGAGCCGGCCACGAACAACCCGTTACCATCATGGCCGGTGTTGACCAATATCGCAGAGTTTGATCTGGGTATCGAGTACCGCAAATAGCATGCAATGCACAGGGAGCAGAAGGGCAGGGAAACAATGTCGAACGGAGCGCAAATTGACTTTATCAAGCAGCGGGTGGAGATCGCTATGAATAACGCACTGGCAACCCGTCAGGCGGATCACACATGCCCGTCACATGACAAGACAATCGAGGTCGGCGTTACCAGCCTGCAACTCGGCGAGATGATGCTCGACATGCAGGTTGAGCAATCGCAGAAAATCGACATGCTGATACAACAGCGACGCGTCACGTATCGCATTGTGCAACTGCTGGGGGCCTTGTGCGGAACCACTGGCATTGCGGGCTCGGCGTTTTACGTCATATCGTGGCTGACTGGAGGCTGATGATGCAGCGAATTCTTATGCTCCTGGTGTTGGCGTGCATGGCGTGCGTCGGTTGTGCAACGTTTGGAGAGGCTGTCGATCGCGGCAACGAGATCATCCGCGACAACCCCGGCTTGCAGATGAGCGAGCAGAGCGCGAAGATCGGCGTGCAGTCGTGGCTTACTGGCTTAGGTGGACCGGCAGCAGGGGCAGGCGGCGGCGTGGCGTTCGTTTACCTGTTCCGGGCACTGGTAGGCTACATGCACCTTAAAAAGCGCCGCCACGGCGATTCTCGCGGCGATAACGGCGACGGCAATGGTGATGACGGCACACGAACGGAGGCATGGGAATGACCGCAAAACTTCCGCCACGGTGGCAGGCCCTTTACAAGCTGCAAGATAGCTGGATCGAGCAGATCGACGAAAATCTGTGGGAGGTGCTGCACTGGATACAGGTCCGCACGCAGTACGGCACGGTGGCGATATACCCCGAATACACGTTCGACCGTGACAGCGTTGTGCGCAACTCGCCCGATTGGATGCCGTCGCTCTGCCACGATTTCCTTTATGACCATCGGATATTCAAGGGCGGAATGCTCGCCACGCGGCTACAGGCCGATAACATCTACACCGTGATGAACAAGGCCAGCGACTGCCGATTCAACCGGCGGCGTGCAAACGTGCGGCATCGTGGCATCCGTCTGTTCGGCGTATGGGCATGGTATTGGCGGCCCCGGCTGTACGAAAGCGTGCATCGGCCCAAGCCGCTGCCAATAGACTTCCGGCCCATGTACAGCGACGCCGAGCCCGATCCAAGCCTGGGTCCCGTTTTCGCGATTTAAGCCCCCCCAAAAAAACATCAATTTCCTGTTGACGTTGCGCAACAGTTGCGCGATACTGCTCCCAGATCACGCGGGATGAGCCGCGAAAAAGGAGGTTTCGAGAACGATGAAGCTGAACGATTACGATTACGACGCACTGTACGAATCCGGCAACTGGATGATCCGTATGGACAACGACGGCGAAAGCTACAATGGTTTTTGCTGGAATCCGATTGGCGAGTGGACGGAGCCCAAGGAGTGGTCCGATGAGCCGACCTGCGACAGCGGCGGCTTGTTCGGACAGTCGCTAAAGGCTGCTGGATTCTGCGGATCAGGCTCACGTTTGGTGCTCTGCGAGACGGAGGGCGATCAGATTGTCGTGCACGGCAACAGAAAAGTCAGAGTCCGCCGGGCAAAGATCGTGGCGACGGACATGGACGTTGAGGCGAGATTTCTTGAGGGCATGGCCTTAGGGCTCGCCAGCTACGATCACCCGTTGCCGAAGGGGCTGATGAAGACGGGCTACCTGGATCTCACCGGCTACGCTCACCCGTTGCCGGATGGATTGGTGCAGACGGGCAACCTTTGTCTTGATAACTACGATCACCCGTTGCCGGCGAGCTTGCAGCAGACGGGCGAACTTTGTCTTGATGGCTACAATCACCCGTTGCCGGCGGGGTTGGTGCAGACGGGCAACCTGTGGCTCACCGGCTACGATCACCCGTTGCCAAATGGGTTGAAAAGAAAGGTATAATAATGAAGATCACTGTAGACATGCTGCGCGAGAGGAACGCCTGCGAAGATCAGGTCGCATTATTTGAGCAGACGTTCCCAAACGGAATGCGTTGGCCGGATGATCTGGATACGGCCCATCGGGCCGGGCTGAACACGGCGTGGGGTGCGGTGGAGTTTGGGCTGTCGGGCGTTTGCGAGGAGTGGTACCCGGCCGGGCAGTTGCGCTACCGCGCGCACTACGAGCACGGCAAGCTGCACGGTGTTTGCGAGGCGTGGTACGCCAACGGGGAATTGAGCTCTCGCGAGCGCTACGAGTACGGCGAGCTGCACGGCGTTTGCGAGGGGTGGTACTCAGACGGGAAACTGCGCTCACGCGACCACTACGAGCACGGCAGGCTGCACGGCGTTTGCGAGGTGTGGTACGACAACGGGCAACTGTGCTCTCGCTATCACTACGAACACGGTCGGCTGCACGGCGTTTGCGAGATGTGGCATCCCAACGGGCAGTTGTGGTATCGCGCGCCCTACGAGCGCGGCGAGCGGCACGGCGTCCGCGAGGAGTGGCACGAAAACGGGCAATTGTGGTCTCGCAAGCGCTACGAGCACGGCGAGTTCGTGAGCGAGGAGGGGGTATAATGCACATAACGGTAGACATGCTGAGGGCGAAAAACGCCTGTGAAGATCAGGTCGCATTATTCGAACAGACATTCCCGGCCGGCATGGACTGGCCGGAGGACCTGGAGAAGGCTGGCTGGGCCGGGCTGGACACGGCGTGGGGTGCGATGGAATTCGGGCTGTCGGGTGTTTGTGAGGCGTGGCACTACAACGGGCAACTGCGGCTTCGCACGCCCTACGAGCACGGCAAGCTGCACGGTGTCCGCGAGGAATGGCACGACAACGGGCAGATGTCCTCTCGCCTGCCCTACGAACACGGTGAGCGGCACGGTGTCCGCGAGATATGGTACAACAACGGACAATTGTGGTTTCGCGAGCACTACGAGCACGGCGTGCTGCACGGCGTCCGTGAGAAGTGGCTCGCCAACGGGCAGATAAGCTCTCGCGAGCCCTACGAGCACTACGAGCGCCACGGCGTTTGCGAGGTATGGTACAGCAACGGGCAATTGTGGTTTCGCAAGCACTACGAGCACGGCGAGCGGCACGGCGTCCGCGAGGAATGGGACGAAAACGGGCAGTTGCGCTACCGCGAGCACTACGAGCACGGCAAGCTTGTGAGCGAGGAGAAGGTGTAATGACAGATCAACCGACCTTGACTTGCGACAACTGCGGGGAACCAATCAGCGATGAGCGCGTGTTGAGCGCGGCGGGCACGATCAACGGGCGACGGTCATATACACCGCTGGACCCGGACCGAGCGCGGGAGCTGCAACGGCTGGCCGTGGTGCAACGCAAGCTGAATCTGCAACGTAAGGAGGCGAAAAATGACACTGCCACCTGACCCGATCCCGCGAAACACACCGGTTGTCAGCCCGAAAGGCACGCGAGCGCGAATCGTGCCGCAACGCAAAACGGACCCGCCGAAATACCGATTGCGGTTTGCGTATGTGACCGGCAACGGCACGTATAACCGGCAGGAATTGATCGACTGCGGATTGGTGCTTGACACGGACGCGGCAGACGCGTAGGCTGAAAAACATAGGAGGTTCCACTCATCATGCAGACTTTTGTTCCGGCGCGAGCTCTACCGGAGATTACTCAACACTTATGCCTTGTCCGGCACGCAATCGGGCGGGCAATCAACGCACGTCGGGCGCGGCGGCTCCCGGCGTTAAACAAGCTGCAACGGCTGTAGTTGCAGCAGCAAAGGAGGTTCCCAATGGAACAGCAACAGCAAGAGCTAACACCGGTCGCGGCACCGCAACAGCAGGATATTGCGGTGGCATCGGATACCGGCAGCGCGGATATGACATCCGGGTTGATCCGGGCCGCAATTGACAAGGACTTGGACGCGGACAAGCTCGAAAAACTGCTTCGGCTTTACACCGAGGAGGCGGAGCGGCGGGCAAAAATCGCATACGCGCAGGCGATGAACGCGGCACAATCGGAAATGGAGCCGGTGCGACGTGATGCAAGGAACGAGTCCACCCGGTCGCGGTTTGTTCGGCTGGAAACAATGCACCGCAAGGCGTATCCGATTTTCACGGCGCACGGGTTTTCCCTGTCGCACGATGAGGCGGACTCGCCGGTGGAGGGCATGACGCGGTATCTGTGTATTTGCCGACATGTACAGGGACACAGCGAGACGTATCACGTTGACCTCCCACTTGACGACCAGGGCATACACGGCAAACGCAACAAAACAGCCGTACATGCCAAGGTGTCTAGTGGGAGCTATGCGCGGCGGGTTCTGGAGGCGCGGATATTCAACATTGCTTTTTGCGATGACGACGATGACGGCAATGCGGCAGGCGGCCGCAAGCCGGAGCCAACAATCACGCCTAAACAGGTAAGCGCACTGGTCGAACTGTTGGATGAGGCGGACAAGCCGCACTCACAGGCGTTGGAGTACGCTGGCGTCGAGGAGATGGAGGACATTCCCGTCGGTGCATACAATAAGTTGGCGTCGCGGCTGCGGGGTCTAATCAAGCAACAGGGAGGTCGGCCGTGATTATCCATGATTGTTCACAGGGCGCCGGTGAATGGCTGCAATTGCGACTTGGTATTCCGACGGCTAGCCGGTTTGGCGATCTTATGACGCCGACAGGAAAGCGGCGCACGGGCGCTACACCGCAGAAGTACCTGGCGGAGCTGGCATATGCGCGGATCACAGGTGAGCATCCGTCTCATTTTGAATCGAAGGCTATGGAGCAGGGCACGGAGTTGGAGCCCGAGGCGCGGGCGTGGTACAGCGTCGGGCACGAGATTCGCCGTGTCGGCTTTGTGGCAGAGGACAACGGGCGTTGGGGTGCTTCACCGGACGGGTTGGTCGGAGAGGATGGCGGGCTGGAGATCAAGTGCCCGTGGGAGGCAAACTTCTGCCGGTATCTGATGTTCAATGATCCCGTTTACGAGCCCTATTACATGCAGATGCAAGGCTGCATGTGGGTCTGTGAGCGCAAATGGTGGGACTTCGTGCTGTTTACCAAGGCCCGCAATCTGGCACCGTACACATGCAGGGTTGAGCGCGATGACGGATTGTGCGCCGCGTTTGACGAGCACATGCCGGAGATCTGCGCGGATCTGGACGAGGCCGTGACTACGATGATGAACACCTTGGGCATGGATGGCGAGCAGGCCGCTGCACAAAGGGCCGCACTAGAGGAAGCCGAGCACGCGACATACGGCATGCCGGACTGGTAGGAGGTGGCACATGACAAGAATCCTGGACTGCAGGCAAACCGATACCCCGACGCCGAGGTGGACCAGTTGCGCGTTTTGCGCTCACCAGGTTGACACGCGATATCCGGCTGTGTGCGAGGGGTGCGGCACAATGGATGGGTGTAGCCGGTGTGTGGGGAACGGACTGTGTCCCGATTGCCAGCGCGAGAAAGACGGGGGTGAGGAATGAAAATCACTGTAGATATGCTGAGGGCGAAGGACGCGTGCGAAGATCAAGTTGAGCTATTCGAAGAGACGTTCCCAAACGGTATGCGCTGGCCGGAGGATCTGAATACGGCTGGCCGGGCCGGGCTGGACACGGCGTGGGGTGCGATGGCGTTTGGGCTGTCGGGCGTTTGTAAGTGGTGGTACGACAACGGGCAATTGCGGCTTCGCACGCCCTACGAACACGGCAAGCTGCACGGTGTCCGCGAGGAATGGTACGACAACGGGCAGATGTCCTCTCGCCTGCCCTACGAACACGGCAAGCGGCACGGTGTCCGCGAGATGTGGCATCCCAACGGACAATTGTGGTTTCGCGAGCACTACGAGCACGGCGAGCGGCACGGCGTCCGCGAGAAGTGGCACGCCAACGGGCAATTGTGGTATCGCGCGCACTTCGAGCACGGCAAGCTACACGGCGTCCGCGAGGAGTGGCACGACAACGGGCAACTGTGCTATCGCAGGCCCTACGAGCACGGCGAGCGCCACGGCGTTTGCGAGATGTGGTACGCCAACGGACAACTGCGCTATCGCAGGCCTTACGAGCACGGCGAGCTGCACGGCGTCCGCGAGGCATGGTACGACAACGGGCGATTGATCTCTCGTACGCGCTACGAGCACGGCGAGTTTGTGAGCGAGGAGGTGGTATAATGCACATAACGGTAGACATGCTGAGGGAGAAAAGCGCGTGCAAAGACCAGGTTGAGCTATTCGAACAGACGTTCCCGGCCGGGATGAACTGGCCGGCGGACCTGGATACGGCCCATCGGGCCGGGCTGAACACGGCGTGGGGTGCGGTGGAATTCGGGCTGTCGGGTGTTTGTGAGGCGTGGCACTACAACGGACAACTGCGCTATCGCACGCCCTACGAGCACGGCAAGCGGCACGGCGTCTGTGAGGTGTGGTACCCAGACGGGCGACTGCGCTCCCGCGAGCACTACGAACACGGCAAGCTTCACGGCGTCCGCGAGGTGTGGCGCGACAATGGGCGATTGATCTCTCGTACGCCCTTCGAGCACGGCGAGCGGCACGGTGTCTTCGAGGCGTGGCACACCAACGGGCAATTGTGGTTTCGCGATCACTACGAGCACGGCGAGCTCGTGAGCGAGGAGAAGGTGTAATGCAACTAATTCCGACCGAATATCGGCTACACGGTGCCGATGCGCTGCGAATCCTGCCGCACCCTGACCTATCCGGCCGCTGGTGCTGCAAACAACACGAATGCTACATGCGGGCCGATGGGATGTTTGTCAGCGCGAGTAGCGCACGGCACTCGCAGCAGACGGCGTTTTGCAGCCCGGAGGCGGCTGCGGAATCGTGGCGGCAACACCATGGATCGGAGCGGGGTGAGCAACTGTGAGAGGAAACGAGAAATTATGACCCGAGCACCAGCATTCAAACCGCACGAGCTGCCTGACGCATGGCGGCGTGCATTGTCGGCTGATATCCGGCGCGACATCGGTGTGGAAACCGATGCCGAGGGCGCAGACCGCGTCAAGGCCGGACACGAGCGCGAGCTTCAGTCGCTCTGTGAGACCGAGCTAATTCGGCACGGCATTGAGCACCTGCACCTGTCGCCGCGAGCCCGCGAAAAAAAAGGCTGGCCCGATCTCACCTTTGCGTGCAACGGTGTGCCGGTTGCGGTGGAGCTAAAGACGGAGAAAGGCCGTCTCAGCGACGCACAGAAGGCCGTAAAGGGGCGAATGGAGGCGAATGGGTGGCGTTACCATATATGCCGGTCGTTCAGCGCGTTTCGGGGCATTTTGCGGCAGTACGAGCAGAGCGGAGGTTTACAATGATCCATATCGTGCCATTGAATGACTCAAAACCGCACAACGAGGACGGAACACAGTGCCACTGCGAGCCGCACGTCTTCTTCAACGACCCCGAGACTGGAAAAACACTTGCAGAGCCGATTGTGCTGCATGTGGCGTGGGATGGGCGGGAAGTGATGGAGGAAGCAGAAGCTTTTTTGCGAGGCGAGAAATGGAAAGGGATTGGGAGGTAGCAATTGACAACCCGGCGGCGGCCGTGGGTAGACTTGGAACCTCCGCCCGTTATGCGGTCGCCGCCCTTTTTTCGCGGAAACAGTTGACACGCACGCGGCTTGAGGCAAGAATGCCAATGACGATCAGGAAGGACCGCACCATGAATGCAACACAACACAGCCCCGAAACGGACAGGCATCCCCCTCGCGGTTTGACCCTGATCGTCTCCGGAGTAGGGGCTCCTTTTTGCCATGACTGACCAACCGCAACAACGTCCATCCGGCGCGAAAAACCGACCGTCAGAGCCCGTGTACCCAGCCGATATTTTGTCCGATGATGACCTCCGCGCATGCAGCCTGATTGCACGCGGCGCATGGTACGAATGCCTCTTCCATATGTGGCGCAAACGCACCTGCGAAATCAGCCGTACAAGGGAGGGTTTTGCCCGGATGTGGGGGTGTGATGTAGAGGCTGTCGATAACATTTTAAGCGAATTCCAATGTAACAATCCGTGCACTGTCACGCTTTGTCACAAAAAAGTCACGCTAATGTCACGCCGTTTGCACAGGCGAGAAAAAGCCCGTAAACAGGGGCGAAAGCGCAAGGAAAAATCTCGAAAGAAACAATGTCACACCGGTGTCACAGCGGAAAATGTGCTCCCTTCTTCTTCCTCTTCCTCTTCCTCTTTAGAGTTACCCCCCCCTACCCCCCAAAGGGGGGATGTGAGTGAGAGTGTTGAAATGCCTGTTCCGGACCCAGAGTCAGGGCCCCAACCTAAGCCGGCACCTGAACCCAAACCGAAGCCAGCCGACCCTGCACCGATCCTGGAATCGGACGGCCGCTATCCGCTCACACCGGAGCAGTACGAAAAGCATCCCGGCCTGAAAATTCTGCATGACCACATTCCGTTGCGTGGTCTGACCCTGGCGGCGTGGCTGAAGCTGAAGGAGAATTTCTCGAACCGGAGCGACTGGACCCGGTTTGCCGAGCACGCGGTCGGGGAGGCGGAGCTGGAGGGTACGATCTACGCGCCGCGAAAATGGCTCAACAAAATCATGCAGCAATGGGATACCCGCAACACGCAGAACAAGACGGAGAGCACGCGACAGTCGCGGGCGGATTGGATGAAGCGAGAAATCATGCGCATGGCGGACAACTTGAGCGAGAACTACCGATTGGTAGGCGGCGAGGGCAACTGGGACCGGCTGCTGAATTGTTGGCGAAATGGCGGCCGTGAACGAATGGCGGATGAGGCGGTGAAGCTGGCGAGAGAACGGCGCAATAAGGAGGCAGAGCATGATTGATCCGAAAAGTCTGAACGCCCTGGACACACGCATACGGCGCTGGCGGGCAAAGTTTGGCTGGCTACGGTCGGAGGCGATTTATTGCAAAAACACCGGCCGCGAGTTTGCACGCGCCGATCAGAAGCTGATGTGGCCGCGACCGTGCAACACGGACGGCAGCGACTGCATGACGCCGGAGTTTATGCAGGGCGCGGCGTGGGCGTTTGAGCGTGCGTCCGTGGAGCTGGATTGCGACGTTGATTGGATGCGGCGTAACGCGGTGGTTGATGAGGCCATCAAACTGGCGTCGGCGGAGGGAGGTCGATGAGCCAGCACATGGATCTTGCGAAGACAGTTGTGTCGTTTTGCCGGGAGCACAACCTGGGGCGAGAGGCGATGATTGACCTGTACGAACAGTTGCGGGTTGACACGGAAGCCGATTGGGATGATGACGATCCGTACACTGAGGCAGCGGCGATTATTGACGCGAAATGCAACGCAGAAAGTGAGGTTTCGGAATGACAAGCGAAGCGCGGAATGACGATAAGCTCGGCTGCCTTGTTCGACAGTTGATGGACAATGGGAAGGAGGTTGGTGTTGTTTTTAATGATTCGGAAAGGGTTGAGCAGTGGTATGGGGATGTCGATACCTTGCGCGACCTATCCGACGGTGAACTCGATGGGATTATAGATTTCGCCACATGCAAGGACATCATCGTGCTGGTCAACAGCGCGTGGAACGAGCCAGAGACTCAGTACGGGACAGGGTACGGCGATGTGCTGAATATTCCCGGTTATTGGGATTGGGAGATAGCTGGGCAATTTGATTATGAAGAGTTGTCGAACGACAAAGGTGAGCGTCATGAGTGAAGCGAAGCGAAACGAATGTACGGCTCCATCGTCTTGTTCGCGCCACCAGTGGCGCTTGATGCAGGACCCGTGCATCCGTATGAAGTACCACGTCTGGTGCTCCCGTTGTGGCAAGCGGTCGCCGGATGACATCCTTCTCGGAGAATGGGATAAGGCTGCGCTTCGGCGCAGGTTGATTCGTAGAGCGAACAGAGCAATATGCGTCAACGCGAACAACGAGGAGCAAGCAGAGTGAGCGGGATGGAAAACTGTACCACGCATCATCACGCTTGCGACTGCCGAGAGCAGAAGTTTGCCGAGATGGAAAATGAAAACCGCACTCTCCGGTGCCGGTTGCAGTATGCGAACGGGAAACTGAGCGAGGCTATGCTGAAACTGGATGAGTTGCGGGAGCTGATTTGCGACACGGAGCTACCCGATAACACGGAGGTCAGCAGCAAATTTCCCGGCAAGACGGAAAGGAAAGACATGGGTGATTCATTGGATGATTTAGACTTCCCGTCTGTTGCAAATGCGATGTTCGAGCCTAATACAATAACACGGCGCAGACCAAAGCCGCCCGCGCTGGGGATTGTCAAGCGGTGGAGATTCGTTTTCCACATGGAGGATGGGGGACAGGAAACGGTTGGCGACGATTATATTGCCACGGAACCTGAAGCAATGTGGGAAGGTGAAAACCGGTTGTTTGACCACGAGCATAACGGCGGAGAGACTCCGGCAAGCATTGAGGTGCAGTCTCAAGGTAGCCCCAACGCCGGCAATGAGAGGCGGCAAGAGCCGCCAGAAAGGAAGCCATGAAGATCAGAACCACGCTCGCGGCGGCTCTTGCCGTACTCTCGATTGCGTTGTTGGCTCTTGCCGAGCCCGTGACCAACGCCGTCGTCGAGGTCTACACGGTCGTCGAGACCAACTGGGTTGCCAGTTTCGCCACGTCCACGCTGATGTGGCCGCCAGAGGCGAACACGACGACCCACTACGAAAGCGGCACGGTCGCCAGCAACACGTATCTGCGCACGACGTGGAGCAACCACACGCACGCCATACAGATCGAGAGCCGCCCGTTCGCATTCCTCACACGCAGTTATCAGGACAAGGTGGTCCGTGAGTACAAGTAAACCCAACAGTGCAATATGCGTCAACAGAGGAGATAAGCAGTGAGCGAGCGGCAAACGACAGAGACGATCATGTGCCCGGAGTGCTTACGCGCTGCACCTGATTGTTCGGCAGGGGGTGACGCATGAAATGGTGGGTGCGATGCTTCGACAGGAACTGGGTACGCTGTGCAAACCACGACTGCCGCACCGAGTTTTGGTACGAAAATGTAAAGCGGCGGCGCAAGTGCCCGAAGTGTCGCCTCCAATGCTTGGTTCGGCTCCGGCTGGACCAGAGCGGAAAGGACAAAATGGAAAACAGACCTCCAGTGGTGACGATTGAGACGGCAAGCGGCAAGGACTTCGAAACGACGTGCGCACAACTGCATGAGGCCGGGTACACGATGAAGGCGTGCAACGTCGGTTTCGTGAACAGCGAACAGTATGACTTCTGCGCATCGTATATGGCGATATGGGTAGACGCCGGTGTTTGTGAGCCGAACAAGGCGCTAGACGACAATGGCGGCGCGAAACGAGAGGAGCAGGCGGAATCAAATGGCCTTTGAGCGATTCACCGGAGCACGCAAGGTCACACCGGCACGCATGGAGATAGGTCAGATCGTGATCCGCAAGAGCATAGCTCGAAAGACCATTACTGCACTACGAACTGCGATGCGTAAGGCCATGCGGGATCACGGCATGCAGTTTTCGGTTGATGAGGGGGATGGTTGGTATGCGATACGGAGGGACAAATGAGAGAATGGTATTTTGACTGGGAGACGAGCCGCGACATACGGGCTCACCTGTACGATTACAGGGAACAACGACAGATTGCCGCGCATGAATCCCGAGATGCTGACTGGATGTTCTTTGCCGGTGCAGTGAAGGCCATTCAGCGACTTCTGCATCTCGAACGCGGACGCAAACGCACCCTGCAAATTCCGCGTGAACACCGGCAATTTCACAGCGATAGCAAACCCACGATGTGTTGGGTCTGTATGGGGTCAGGCATACATCCGCAGAACACTGGCGGAGGGTGTGATACTAAGCACTTGGATCGGCTGTGCGCCGGAGTCCGCGAGGCTGCGGCGAAGTTGAAAGATCCACCGACCTGCCCGTTGTGTGATGGTATTATCGACTACGGCGTATATATCGGCAGCGAGAAGGTCAGCCCGTCTTGCCGGGATTGCAACAGTTCTTTCGGGTCGAAGGGGTTTGCTACGCTAGAACAGGCGGTGCGATTCATGCGCGGGCCGGAAGGGAAACGGCGCGAGTGGTTCAAGGCGGAAGCGGAACGCCAGAAGCCACAGCGTGCTGACCAAGTGAAGCGGAAGAAGGGACACCGGAAGCTCACGACGATTGTGGGGAAGCCATGACCCGATGCGAAGCAATGAACATGAACGGCGCACGCTCGAGGCTTTGTTCGGCAGGTGAACTCGTGAACATCAAACACAAGACAATCGACCGCGTGCGGATCACTGGCCCAATGACCGAGATCGGCAAGGCCCTGGACTACTGTGACCGCAACGACTACCGCGTCACGTGCAGAGGACCGAAGATGATCGGTCCCGGTCGCGCCGACGTGAGACGGTTCGCAATCACGGCAGAGCGGATTATGCCGAACAGAGCAATATGCGTCAACGCGAGCAACGAGGAGCAGCAATGCACGAAATGAAACAGCACCAAGACGAACTGACACGCGAAGCTCGGAAACAGGCAATGATCGCGCTCACCATGATCGGCGCCATTACAATCGCCATCATGTTTTTGTGCATCTCCCTGGCCGGATGCAACACCCCGGGCTTGGGCGACCTGGACGAGATCCCCGTATGGGACAGCATACCGACGAACATTGTGCTGCCGCCGCTGTACGAGCCAGAGCCTGATCCCGAACCGCTGGCCGACGATATCGACCCGGCAACCATCCGCTGGCACGATGCCGATGTTGGCAGTTGGCCGATCACAACGGACCTGAGCGTGCAGATTGGCCGCCGTAATATCACATATCGCCACGAGAAAGCCGCAGAATGGCCCGCGAAGGCGATTTCTGACACGGCAGGTAGCAAATCACTATACGGCAACCCCTGGATCGTTGTGCGCGATTCTCGCGGACAGTGGCATGCGTCGACCTGGGAGTGGTTCCGGGCCGGGCAGGACACGAAGCCGCATTCGAAGATCGAGCCGGGGCACCTCAAATCGGGGGGCCCGTTTCGGGAGTTCCGGCTGGTGGATGGTGAGACGTATGGATTTCTTGTCTCGACGCTGGCTCGTGGTCCGTCGCGCACGGTGGACGAGCGGAGTCGGATTGTGTTGGCGAGGTGGGGGCAATGACGAATGGCGAGAAAGGATGACCATAATGCAAACGACAGAGACGATCATATGCCCGGAGTGCTTACGCGCTCTCCGTCTGCAAGGGTCTAAGATACCGCGCCACGGGGACCGAAACATCAACGCCGTTCCGCGTCACGCCGTAGGCGGCTACAGAACGAGACCATGCTCCGGAAGCGGCATGGCCGCGACCGTGAAGAATGCGTACCCTGCACCTGATTGTTCGGCAGGGGGTGACGCATGAAATGGTGGGTGCGATGCTTCGACAGGAACTGGGTACGCTGTGCAAACCACGACTGCCGCACCGAGTTTTGGTACGAAAATGTAAAGCGGCGGCGCAAGTGCCCGAAGTGCGGCAGCTTTAGCTGTACGCCCCATTGGCCTTGTTGGGCACGTCCCGCAAGGCCGGAAAGGAAGACATGAAGACACAGAAAGAGATCGTGAAAGAATTGGAGGCCACTTTGCAATGCAACTGCGACCTGGGCAACTGGGAGCCGGAACGCGACACCGGACACTCATGGGTGTGCCGCATCCATAAACAGGCTAAGACTCGTTTTCGTAATCAACCGAACGTGAAGGATGAGGGGCGCGGTATTCCGCGTACCTCTCCATCCGATTGTTCGGGAGGTACGCGATGAGGGTGAGGATTACGGTTGAAGGGCTGGAAGGGCACTGGGACGTTGACATCCCCGAGGAGCATAGTTTCATCGAGTGGGCGTGCCAGAAACGGGACGATGGCGACAAAGTGGGGTGGGACGCCGTGGCCGCCTTCGAGGGTGCGATACGCGATTGCATCAGTGAAGAGTTGTCCGTTGAGATCATCCCGAACAGCGCGATATGAGTCAACAGAGAACAATGACCCATTACCCCGCAATCAACGGCACGCCAACCGGTGAACGCCGCACATGCCCGCGATGCAGGCAGCCGCATGAGATCATCGAAAGCCAGTCACACTCGTGGATCACATGCCCGGTTGTCGGTATCGTGATCCCGCTCTCGGAACCCAGGCGCAGCAGAAAACAACGTCAAAAGGGCAAATCGTCGGGCGGCTGAGAACCCCCCTCGTCTGTCGACTCAGCGGCGGTGCCGGGCTCAGACTCCTTACGGGGCTTTCCCTCCGAGTCGCTTTCGTCTGTCGATTCGGGCCGCTTGTCAAGCAGCACAACACGTTGCGCGTACACAAGCACCTTGCTTCGCCGCTGTCCGTCTTTCTCCCAACGATCCTGCACAAGCTCGCCCTGCACGAGCACAAGGACACCTTTGCCCCCGAAATCCGCAATATAGTCGGCGGTCTTGCCGAAGACCTTGCAGTCAATAAAGCTCGCCTGATTATCCCATGCACCGTCTCGCTTCACTCGCCGGTTGACCCCCACCGCAAACTCGCCGAATGACGTGCCGCTACGACCCGCCCGAACATCGGCCGATTTCACCATGTGCCCGACTAACACTACATTGTTGTAACTTGGCATATTCCCCCCGTTGACTCCGTGAGTCTGTTTCTGGTTTTACTGTGCAATCCCTGCCGGAACACTGACGCAGAGCATTATAGTTCGCTCTCATCGAGCATGATGTAGCCTTCTCGGGCAAGCTGGTATATTATCAAGCGCCGAACAAAGGCCCCGGTAGTCACCCCTGTATGGCGTTCACGCGCGGCCAGTGGCTCTTCCATGTGCTCGCTGACGTGCGTAACTACCCGTTTCGTTTTTCGAGGTTTCTTTGACATTGCAGCTCCCTCCATATTACTGTATTCTTGTTTTATGTCCACTTCTGAAACATCTGATTTTCCTTCCAGTCAGCCAAGCCAAGACGCGGCCGATCAAAACCCACGCAACGAATCCCGGCGGACACAGCGGGTGGTATCGGCACCGGAACGCCGGGAGGCAACGCCACATGAGGACGGCATCCGTCGCGTTGTGCATATGCTGCCCGACGAAGCGACAGACGAACAGCGGCAGATACTCCTGGACCTGGTGTTCTACTCAGTCCACGGCGTCGCGGAGAAGCACGGCATCGACCGAACCACCGTGTACCGCACCCTGGAACGCTATGAGCGCGAATATAAGGCGCTCGTGGCCGCGAAAACGGACGTGTTATGCTCTCTCTGTGAATCATCGGTATATTCCGGGCTACATCTTATCAACCGCAAGCTCGCTCTGTTGACCGAGGATGACCTGTCACCGAACAACCTGAAAAACATCGCTTCTACCACAAGCGCCGCCGCGAAGCTTCTGGAGTCCCTTAAAGCCGGTGCGGATCAATCAGACCCCGAGGACAAGTGGCGTCAGCTCAACCGCGACGCCACAAAAGCCCTCGCCACGGTCAACAAGTCCCGATCAACCAAGCAGTAATTATCCAGAAGCCCATTGTACCCAGCACTAGCCACACCATTGGATCTGTCAAATATCGCACGGCATCCCCCCTTCAAGGCCAATGTCTGCCAGCGCCGAGGTGACGCTCAACACCCGGTGCATTTCGTCCGGCGTCGGCCAGGTAGTCAGTTGCCGATGGCCTAACCAGTCTGCAAACGACTCGCACAGTCCGTCCCAGCTATACGGATCATCAACCACCGCGTGCGTATCCGGCCAGCGCAACACCCACAGCCGGCCGTCAAGCTCCGGCCGCCGCCAGTAGTCGGTATTGTCGGACGTGTCTATTTCAACGGGCTCGCCGTGTGCCCGGTTGGCTCGCGTAATACGCCCTACCCAGGCCGCCGCGTGGTCGTGCCGGTAGTCTGGATCATGTGCGGCCCTATAGCCCAGCATTTCCGGGCATGTGCACACCAGCAGTTCAAGTTTCATCTGCATTATACCGCCTCCCTTTTTACGAGCTTGCCGTGCTCGTAGTGCGAGCGAAACCACAATTCCCCGTTGGCGTACCACGCCTCGCAAACACCGTGCAGCTCGCCGTGCTCGAAGTGCGCGCGATACCACAATTGCCCGTTGGCGTGCCAGTCCTCGCAGACGCCGTGCAGCTTGCCGTGCTCGCAGCGCCTGCGATAGCGCAGTTGCCCGTTGGGGTGCCACCCCTCACGAACCCCCGACAATCCAAACTTCACCGCGCCCCACGCCGTGTCCAGCCCGGCCCGGCCTGCCGTCTCCAGGTCTGCCGGCCAGTCCATACCGTTTGGGAACACCTGCTCAAACAGCTCAACTTGATCTTCACAGGCGTTTTTCGCCCTCAGCATGTCTACAGTTATTTTCATCGTAACCTCCTTTTAAGTTCACCCTGTCTTACTACTTACGCCGGGTTGCTCCTGCCAGGAACGCATTGACCATTTGAGCCTGTTCGCCGCGCTCGTGGACCTGGATATAACAGTTGTAAGTATCCATCATCACTCCTGTATTGCGATCTGTGCTCTGCTTGTATACCACCTGCAGTCGTGAGGTGCCGTTTTCGTATCGCAGCAATGGCTTCAGGACCGCTAACACGGCATCGATAAAAGTCCGCGTGCCAGTGAGCCGTATGCCGTCTTGGTCATACGTGCTGCCCTCATGTTTATACGGGACTGCATTCATTGCGATATTATCGGCCGTGTTGTCAGTCAATCCGGCCCAGTGTGTAAGCATTTCTTTCTTTTTCATCTTGGAACCTCCCTTTTTATTTCGCTCGCCCCGCCAGTCTGCTACTATGCGGATCATCCATATGCTCGTATCATGCGGCGGCCGTGATTTTGCAAAAGTTAATGCTATCCCACCTGCGGCCCCGCGCCACCTCGCAGTGATCGCCGTTGAGCCTCACAAGGTTGGAGTGCTTGGGGTCAATCTTAGTGCTTCGCCAAGCCGTTGTGGCATATACCGTCATTCCTTCTGCGTGGCGTGCGTCGATCCACTTTTTGATGGTTTCGCCCCTGTTCATTGTTCCCTCACAAATTCGTCCACGCCAATCAGCACGCCATGCTTGTAGTGCCTGCGATAGCGCAATTTCCCGTTGCTATACCACACCTCACAGACGCCATGTCGTTCGCCGCGTTCGTAGTGCGTGCGATAGAACAATTGTCCGCTAGCGTTCCAAGTCTCACGGACGCCGTGCAGCTCGCCCCGCTCGTAACGATCGCGAAAGCGCAATCGTCCGTTGGGGTGCCGGGCTTCACGTATTTTCATCGTAACCTCCGTCGAAGTCTACTAGTCCATGTTCACGCAGACTCACAAACGCCGGTGCGCCGTTGATCGGTGACCCCAGCACAACGTGGTCCAACACCTTGATGTGGACAGCCTGCCCGGCCGAAACAAGCTGTCTTGTGATGCGTATGTCTTCCACTGATGGGGTCGGGTCGCCGCTGGGGTGATTGTGAGCAACAACCAACGCGACTGAGTTGCGCATTATTGCAGTTCGGAACACCTCTCGCGGGTGCACCAGGCTTGCGTCCAACAGGCCGCATGTAATCTCTACCGGCTCGCACGCCATGCGGTTTTTTCCATCAAGCGGAATCACGTAAAACTTCTCTTGCGTCGCACCATTGATCCGTGGCGTGAGCAAACGAGCTATGTCTTCCGGTGTGCGCACAGACTCTTCGTGTGTCACCCCAGTCATAGCCACTCTACGCCCTAGCTCAATGCCCGCTAGGAGCACCGCGGCCTGTTTTCCCGTCATGCCGGGACACGTTGCCAATGCGTCAACGGTCATATGCCGCACCTTAGCCAGTGGCACGCTGGCCAGAAGACCCCTCGCCAAATCCATTGCGTTGTGTTTCCTGTTTCCAGTGAGCATACATGCCACCAGTGCGGCCTCATCCAGGTTGTCGACCCCCTGTCTCCGTAGGGCATCAGCAGGCCGTAAGGCCGTGGGCATTTCTGCCACGGTTGTTGTCGATTCTCGCACAGTCCAGTTTATCATCTTGGATCCTCCCTTTCGTTTCTCGCCATTACACCCGCAACCGCCCATCGCAGTGCGATAATGGCACTATCACATGCAGACCGCATGCCAATCACCACGAATGTCGCGTTTTACTACACTATTGGCTGCCACTGTCGCATAATCCGACACTTTCCGCATCCGACGGCCATGGATGCACGCTGTCGCATTTCGCACATTCGCCACACCGCGCATCAGCGTTGCAATCGTGATAACAGCCGACCAGGTGCCGGGCGTGCGCCGATGCCGGCGGGTGTATGGATACGCGCGCGCGTGTAGGGTGCCTGGCATGTGTCGGGTAAGAGAGGGGGGCGGCGAGGGGGAGTTGGGTTGGCCCGCGAGTCCCCGCTCGCCATAAATGAGACACTAATGAGACACTCGTGAGACACCAATGAGACACTTTGCCCTCTATTGTGTCGCGTTTTCCGACATGTCGTGCAATCTGCAACGCATTCGCAATCTGCACGGCAACTTATTCAGCCGTCGACGCCGGGGTCGCAACTCCTTGCAATCGGCGCACTTAGCTTCGGCCAGCGTCGCATAATACCGCTTATGTTGAGTTCCCCCACATTGCCCATGACGCGCTAACCGTTGCAAACGCAATGGGTTTCCGTGTGCGACTAGCGTTGCGGTTGTGGCTCAGGCTGGATGGATGTGGGTTGCCGCCGGCCGTCATGCGGTGCCATATGGGTGCCTATTTGCAGGGGTTTGGGCCGTTCGCCTATCCGGCTGACCGGGCAGGGGGGTAGTCGTTCGCCTATCCGGGGGCCTACCCTTCCCCTCCCCCCGGCCTATCCATACCCATACCCAACCCCGACAACCCCGAATAGTTGCAAAAACAGGCCCTGCAAGAGAGACACAAAGCTGCGAAAGAGAGGGTTCTTGGGTGGATTGCATGCAGGGTTCAAATATGCACAAGTGTGCACAACTGCGAGAGAGTAAACTTCCCCCCTTTGGAGGGGAAGCTGGGATGGTGAGACTCATGCTGTGCGCGAGATGAGTAAAGGCAACGTGTTGAGAGACGCGGCGCATGGGTTGAGCCAGGACCTGGCGCGTGTGTCGCAGACAGACGGTTCCCCGATTCTGCCGTACTGGTCCACCAGCTTGGCCTTAGTGAGGCCGAACGGTATTGGTTTCATCGCAGTGTTTTTGCAATGGTTCCCGTTGCGCGGGGTTGGCACATGGCTTTATCCCCACACAAGGTGGTCTAACCACGGAGGGCGATCACACACAGCCCGCCTTGTATGTGGTGGTATTATGGCCGGGGTGGAAGAGCAAGTCAAGGAGTAGTGGGAATAAAGAGGTTGGACAAGAAGTGCGGCTGGTGTTAGTGTGAGGGCTTTATGAGACACTGATGAGACACCGAGAAGACATACCTTAGATATTTATGGAGATGAGATGGGCAGCAATGATTTTGAGTTTAGTGAGCGGCTACGGGTGGCGACGCGGCTGAAAGAGGCGATGGGCGGGCTGTTGGTAGAGCTGGAATCAGCCAAGGCCGTGGTGGGGAAGCATGCTGAGCTAGACAGTGTGATTTCGATAGTAGCCGGGGTAAGTTTCCGTGCGGTTGATGTGGTACTGGGTTCAGCCGGCGGAATGGGGGATAGAGAGGTCTGTGGAGATGATTGGGCGCTGTCGGATTCTTGCGAGGCCGTCGGCGAGTAGTTTTCGTTTATTGGGAGGCACATGTGGTTTCCAGAGCAGAACGAACTTCGGCAAGTCTGGGGTACATCGGAAGGAAGAGACGAGGATTTCAGCGTCCTGGCGAAGAGAGCCGTCCTCGAAGAGAAAACCGATCAGGCGGCTGCGTTGGGTTTGTGCGTAAAGGATCGGGATGTAGTTATACTTGGTCAGTTGCCCTATGGTTTGCGATTGGACGTAATGGAGTGAGCCATTTCGGAGCACGCATGGGTGAGAGAAGATATCCTTGCGGTCGATTTGGTTATCGTGGAGCCATTGAAGAAAATCGTCTAGTTGCATGGAAACAGGGTAGACGGCGAGATCGAGGCGGTCAAGGCGAATGATTTACCGGCTACCATACGGAGGAAAGTGGCACGTATTCAGCGATCGGGACCTGCTGGATATGTCCAAGCGCGGGGATGGGGACACGGCTGATTTTCTGCTTACGCTGTATCGGGAATATGAGCGCAATCATCTGGCTTTTTTTCTGCCGCATGGCGGGGTGCTGGACCTGCTCAACGACTGGAAGAGTGATTTTCATATTGTGCTGGCCGGCAAGCAGCGAGGGAAGACCATAGGGCTGCTGGCTTGGCTGGCGTTGCGGACATGCAAGTGTGACAAACACTGGCCGTTGTTTCAGGATCATGGCGTGATATGTCCAGAATGGACCGGACCGAAACATTGTGCGCTGGCTACCTATCGGATGGGCACGCACGCGAAGACCAATTTGTGGCCCAAGATTGTGCGGGAGATGTTTCCGGTAGATGAGCTGCGGAAATACAGCAGCATATGGGCGAAAGAGAACGGCGCTCATGTACGGCGCGTCAACTGGAAGAGCGGATCTCCGATGGTGGAGCTGGGAAATGGAAGCACAGTCACCATGTACAGCTACGAGCAGGGTTTGGAAGCATTTACCAGCAGCAGCTATGATGCAGTTGCGTTCGACGAACAGCCGCCGGAAGACATATTTGACGAAGCGTTTGAGCGCGGAAAGATGCGTGAACACTACCAGACTGCGGCCGCGATGACGCCGCACAAGATACCCGGCAATCCCTGGACTGGCGGAGGTGGATGGGTGCATCAGTTGTATCTTGGGAGCAAAGACAAAGGTATTGATGTACGCTTCAGCCGCATAGATATCGAGGATGTGCCTGATGCAATAATGAGCGCAGAGCAGAAGGCCGATGAGTATGAGCGGAATATTGCTGCACCGGAGCGGCAGGGCAATGCTCGCGACAAGCGGCGTGGGCGTTCGAACTATTATGGGGAGTTTGAGGTCAGTGAAGGGCTTGTGTATGACAACTGGGACCCGACAGTACACGTCATTGATCCGATTGAGATACAGCCGCACTGGACTTTATGCCGTTCTGTAGACCATGGCCGTGTTCATCCCTGGGCGGGGCTATGTGGCGCGGTAACAGAGCGTGGTGATCTTGTGTTGTATCGAGAGTTCTTCCGTGTAGGTGCGTCTGTATATGAGAATGTGCGGGATTTCGTGGCTGCGTGCGGCAATGAGTTGAAAGAAATTGGTCAGTTCGAGGGTGAGGACGGCTCCTTATACAAAGAGTACAGAGAGGTTTACAAGTCCGAAGAATACGACTTTACCGTACTGGATGGGCGGAGTTTCAAGCGGCCGACAGACGAAAGTGTTGAGACATTGGGCGAGTTGTATATTCGCCATGGTCTTGACTGCACACCGGCCAGCGGAATGCACGACACGAATGCGGTGCCGATTGTGCGGGAATGGTTCGATTGCAGTGAAGACCGGCCGCATATACTGGAATGGCTCCAGCTCAAGGACCGGGTAGTAGGCTCTGACGGCGAGCCATTGGCAGGATCTCCGCGAATATACGTATTTCGCACATTATCCAACTTTCGGCGTGAGATAGCCGGATACATGAACCGGGAGAACGATGAGCGTCCGGTAGACCACGACAACGATCTTATGACGGCATTGAAATACATGATTCTGGCAGAGCCCCGCTATCTGGGATCAGTGCGCCATGAGACTGAGGATTCGGATGATCTGCAGGTGGAAAAAGGCTTTGAAGGGCAGCGTATTCGCTCGTTGGGCAAGAGTCAGGGGCGGTTTGTGTATCATGTGTAAGAGAGGAGAAAACACAGTGGAAGAGCAACAGGTGTTGACAGTGAGTAGATTTGTGGAGCGGTTTGGTGAAGAGCATTTGGCTTTTCCGACTGGGAGCAATGGTCCGATGGCTGTTCGGGGTCACTGGCTCTGGTGCCGGAGATGTCGTCCGGTTGATCCTGTATGCGAGGATGATTCCGGCAATAAGCTGACCATATACATGCCAGAGCGGAGCAAGACGGTGTGTGAATGGTGGGAGGTACTCGCCGTTGGGGCCAAGGTTGGATGCCGGAGAGAATGCAGCAAGCTGGACTTGCGTCGTCGGCTTACGCCCAGGCATATGTGCAAGGCCTACGAAGAGGGTGATATAATTCTTTCGCCTAGCGTGTCGTCATGGGGGATAATAATGTCGCCATACGATGAACGGGAATGCCTTATCGACGAGGCTTTTGCAATTTGCAAATGGGAGGAAACATAGACCATGACCGTGGAAACAAACATACCGAATAAACAGGCTGCGCCAGAAGAAAAAGAACAGGACAGGGTGTTTTCGAGAAAGAATCTGGCAGGAGATGCTGAGATCTGTAAAGAGGTTCTTGCGCGCGCCAAGTCCTTTTACACGTACTTCCAGGGGCAGGATGCGCGGGAAAAGTTTGAAGAGTCGATGCAGAAGGCCGATGAGATGGTCCGGCTGGCGGACAGTCAATCCAAGCAGGAAGAGAACCTGACTCGTGATGAGGTGGACAGGCGGCCGGATATTGTCTACCGGATCATCCGTGCGGTATCAAGCGCGGAAGCGGATGTGATGGTTCCTTTGGGCGATCTGCCTGTCAAGTACGGGCCCAAAGACACTGCGGACGATGCCAGGCTACAGGAAGGTCGCGTTATTGCCGATCAACAGAATGCGGTACTGGAATACGGGCTGATTGCCGATGATCGAAGAAGAAAGCTGCGCGACGGATTCTTCTTTCTCAACAAGTACGGCGCGGTGTTCATGTATATGAACTGGCGCTACGAGGAGCGCAAGTGCCGAGAAAAAGTTGTGGCCGAGCGGGATGAGGATGGATTGCCTACTCGCCTTGAATGGCGCACTGTGAAGAAAGTCGAGCAGTATCCTGAATGGCAAGCTCTTGACATCAAGGATACGTGGTTTGACTGCAACGTGACAGATATGCAGAATCAACAGTGCATTATCATTCGCGACTATCCAGATTTGTCCGAACTGGTGCAGATGCAGGCAAGCAGCCAATATATGAACGTTGGCAACTTGACCCAGGAACACGCATATAAGGGGGAATCATCGTCCACTGTTTTGGGAGATCGTCAGCGGAATGCCGGTGAATCAGGCGGTGCGAGCGAGCCAACCGGAGCGATGGTCCGATTCAACGTGTTTATTCGTGAGCCGATTGACGAAGAGAGCGGCAAGCGCGATCCAGAGAAATACTATCCGAAGTGGTACTGGGCCACATTTATTGGTGATCTGGAGTCCGGGAAAAGCGTATGCGTGCGTTTGATACGGCTGCCATTTCCGGAGGATGAAGTTCCCTGCAAGTTATGGCACGCGCTTCCGGACGACAAAGGCGCGTTTCACAACGGGCCGTGCGATCTTCTGGCTCCCGCCTATGATGAATACAAGACCGCGTTGGACCAGTGGACCGACAGCAAGAACACGATTCTGAACGCTCCGTATGTCACAGAAGAAGGCGCGATCATCAACGATGACAAGAGCTTTGGCCCCCGGAAGCTCATCATCATGAAGCGCGGCAAGTTTGGGTTATTCAAGCGGATGGAGATTCCCAGCGTGACAAACGACATTACGCAGCATTTGCTCTATCTGGAAGAGCGGATCAAAGAGACCGGTGGCGCGAGCAAGGCGTTGCTTGGCGAGGCGCACGATGGCCGAACAACTGCGACCGAGGCTGACGACATTGCCAGCCAGCAAGTTAAGCCAAGTGTTGTCAAAATGAACTACGAGGCTGACGGGCTCGCGTGGATGGCCAAGTGGGACATGAAGCTGTGGCGCAACTTTGCGACCTCCGACCTCATTATCGCTGTTACTTATGGGGGCCGGGTGCGAGAGGTCAAGCCGTCTGAGCTGTACGGGGATCTGACGATCAAGGTGGAGACCGTGCATGAATACGAGAAAGACACGATGCAACGTGCCGAAGAGGACCGGCTGTTGAGCCTTACGCTGGATCGACTGCCTTCGGAGATGCAGATCAAGCTGATAACGTCAATATACCGGCGTCGCGGATTGCCCGTCGACGACTGGATACCGCAAGAGCGCGAAACAGATTCTCGCAACATTGCAAAACAAGAGTTTGAGTCATTGCAAATGGGGGTGTGGGATGAACCAGAAGATGGTGAGAATCATCCTGTGCATATTGACCAGCACAAAAACGACCTTCGGCTGTATCGGCTGTTGCCAGAGGCAGACAAAGAAGTGGTAGCTCTGGTAGAGGCTCATATACAGATACACGAGGCGTTGCAGCAGAATGACAAGCAACAGTCCGCCGGCCAACAGGCAAATGGTGGATCCGGGGGCGGAATGGCCACCGGCATAGGGCCAGGTACACGGGCTCCGGCCAGTGCCGGGCAGATGGGCCAGCAAGTTCTTGGTGCCATGGCTGGCGGGGCGGCATGATGAATACGGCCGGATTATCTGGCAGCGGCCAGTTCACCAGCGACGAACTGAACGAATTGCGTGAGATGTTCAACGGCCACGGCTGGAAGACTATGCAGAAGTGGTTTCGGTCGTTGCTGGAGGAATACGGCCAAGAAGCACTTCGCGATATTGACATGGGATGTCAGAAAAAACTACACGGCAAAGCGGAATTGCTTGACTTGCTTTTATCAGATTTGATAAAAGCATGTAGTGAAAGCTTGGATATGCTCTCAAAACCGAGATAGATGTCGGAAAAAGCGACAGTGGTTGTCGCTCCCGCTCTGTTGAGGAATGGAGAGAAAGGGGAAAGAGATGCCAGAAGAACTGGAAAAACTCGAATCAGAGTCCCAGGTCAAAGGCGAATTGGGCCGGGAGAACGAGTCTGGAGATCCGGACGCGAACCAGGGCCAATTCTATCTGCATACGTTTCGGGATCGAAACGCTGCGGAGAAGGGATACAGCGAACTCCAGGCGCGGGCTACTCGTGCTGAGCAGGAGAATCAGGAGCTGAAGAAGCAAAGTGAGAGCACACAGTCACAGTTGCTTCAGAAGCTTGTGGATCTTCAAACGAGCCAGCAGGAACAAAGCAATGCGCCGGATGTAGATGAATCCCGATTGCGACAGTTAGCGGAAGAGGCGGGCGTGGATGAAAAGGTGCTACTGCACATTGGTTCACTTGTGAACGATTCCACGGAACGTCTGCGGGAAGAGTTGAAGGCTGAGACGAGCAAGGAAAGCCAGTCCGTCGAAGAGCTCAGGAATGAGCTCAACTCACTCCGGATTGAGACTGATCCTGATTATCAGCGGAACAAAGCACGTGTCGATGAAGTTGCTGAGAAGTTCGGCATATCGAAGGCGAAGGCCAAGGATATTGTCGCTGAGTTGGTTCCGGCCGATGAGCTTCAGGTGCCGTCGGGCATGCCACCGATTGGTGGCGGACCTAGCGGAGCGCGTCGTGTAAGCGACGACAAGCCGAAGGGGCTATCGGATGCGGAAAAGAAGTCGCTGCGAAATATGGGCGCTTCTGACGAAGAAATCTCACAACTGGATGCAGCATACAAGGAGAAGAAGTGATGCCGACATACGACAAAGAAGCGTGCCCGATCTGCGGTGAACTCATCAGCACAAGACCTTCCGCGAGAGTAGCGCACATGCGTAAGCACAAGCCTCCCGAAGCGGAGAATGCCGACGAGGCCGAAGAGAAGCCAGCGGCAGGACCTGCCGCTCAAGGCGGAGTGTCTGCCAAAAACATGCCTGAAGTGAAGGACAACCCGGAGCTTCAGAAGGCGTTGGCGCGTGCTACGCGTATTGTTGAACAGCAACAGGCTACTGCCCCCGATGCTGAAGCAATAGTGAATGCGCCCGATCCAATGAAAGAAAAGGTGGAGCATTGTCGAAAGTTGGGATTGATTGAGCCGGACATGGCTGACAGTTGGCACAAGACGGAGGACACCGGGATCGTTGCGACACGCGGCTATATTCCGGTGATTGAGGAGGGAGAGCAGGTTTCGTATAACGAACTGTCTCTCTTCAAGAGGCCCAAAACGGTTTCCTGTGCCAATATTGAGGCGGCGGCTATCGAATCTCGCAATCGGCTGAACGCCTTCAAAAACAAGGGTCGGGCACGTGATAATAAAGACTCGCCTCCTCAAAAGGGGGCTGACTAACAAGAAAAGGAATGAACGATGGCTACACTCACTGCGGTGAATCCGAAATGGCTGCGTAGTGCAACACGTCCGACGATGTCTGTAGAGAATTGGCTTGTCGACGGGGATGCTACGTTTGAGATGGGGGAGCTCTGTCGTATCGCCTCTGATGGCCTGGTTTACGAAGGCATTACGGGCGCGAACAGTGGCGTTGGAGATGACGCGGTTCATCTTTACGCACTGGAGCCAGTCGGCTCTGCTATTGGCAATGACACTACTCGCAAGCGTTTTGCGCGTATTCATGCCGACGACGAGTTCGAGATGCACGAGCTGGACGGAACGGTAAGCGAGGCTACGAAGGGCCAGGTATATGACATGGATGTAACCAGCAATGTTTGCACTGTGAATGTTGACAGCAGCTCACATGCAATCTTTGAGGTTGTGAATCCGACCTGGCGGGAAGAGCCCATATTGAATGACAGCGCGGACGTGAAAGCGCGTCTTGTTGTCAAGGTTCTTGAGACCGCATTGAACGCGACCAAGACCAACTGATTGAGCCAGGAAAAACAGAAAGGACGGTAACAGATTATGGCTACGACACTGAAATATCCTGTTCTTGGCACTATCCATGTTGATGGTCGTGACAATGAACTCGACAAAGAAATGGACCTGTACTTGCTGCGGGAGTCGAATGTTCCCGTGCAGGGGTTGCAGTTTTTCGTTGAAAGTTCGGCGAAAACTTCAGCTTTCAAGCTGAGCTCGACTTCCAACATTATCGGACTGCCGCGAGAGAGTGAAGACGTTGATCCTCTGCCGGTCAATCAGGATGCACCTGGATACAGTATGGATGTGACCATCTCTACGCACCGGGACAGCCTGAAGATATCACGTCAGATGCGTGATGATGACCAGTCGGGCACAGTCATGAACAAGGCCGCTGGCCTTGCTCGTGCTAACCGGCGGTTCCTTGAGTACAAGTCGGCCGATGTCGTCAACCAGGGCTTCACTACGGATGGCGCGGACGACACTACGTTGTTTGCGAGCGATCATCCGCTTGAGAATGCCAGTTATGGCACATGGGACAACCTGGAATCCGCTGCTGTGCTTTCTCCGTCTTCGTACAACACGATGCGGATGAACATGCGTAAGCGTAAGGATGAAGTTGGGCATGTCAGTCCGATAATGATGAAGATGCTGCTGGTATCTGCGGACAACGAAGAGACGGCAAAGATACTGTCAATGTCGGGCAAGCGGCCTCAGACAGCCAACAACGATGCGAATGCGTGGCAGAATCTTGACTACATGGTCTGGGATTATCTGACCAGCAGCACCGCATGGTTTGGCTGGGGAGACCTGGACAAAGACCAGTGGGGTCTGCATTACGTAGTGAGGGACAAGCCGGAAGTGGCGGCATTGCCGTATCCTACGGCGGATTATCCGGACATCGTTGCGGGATGGCGTTCTCGTATTCGGGTTCAGATGATTGGCTCACTGCTTAAGAACATGCACGCGAACGCTGGGGCGTGATTCGGAACATCGGAATGGTGGCGGGGAGCCGAGTGCTTCCCGCCGCTTGAAAGGAGAAACATGAAGCACTTAGCTTTATTCATTATGTTGATTACAGCTTGTGCGTGTGCGACTTCAGTATTTGCGGCAGAGACCAATGCCAGCACTGACATAGCACATTGGGGCACGGCTGTAATACAGCAAGACGGCACCTTTCTGACCGATGGTGACGTTACGGCAAGTGGTGCGCTGAGCGGCGCGTCATTGAGTGCGAGTTCTATCAGCAATGATACCGGGTTGATCTACGGCTCCAACCTCACGGTTGTGACCGGAGGCGCGGTTGACTTCCCGGATGACTCGCTGGAAGTGGCTGACGTGGCGGCTGGGTCATTGCCTGCTGATGTTATTGCGCAGAATCTGAGCAATGACACGGCGCAGGTCTACGGCTCGAACCTCACGGTTGTTGCTGGAGGCGCGGTTGACTTCCCGGATGACTCGTTGGAAGTGGCTGACGTGGCGGCTGGGTCATTGCCTGCTGATGTTATTGCGCAGAATCTGAGCAATGACACGGCGCAGGTCTATGGCTCCAACCTCACGGTTGTTGCCGGAGGCGCGGTCGACTTCCCGGATGACTCGCTGGACAAGGCTGACGTGGATGCGGATCTGTACGAGAAGGATGGCGTGAATATGTTGACTGAAGGGTATTTCGACGTAGTCGATTACTCGAACCTCGTGTTTATCGCAACGGAAACAAACGGCGTGGCGCTGGCTCCGTATGTTACAAACAGCATTGACGCAGACATAAGTAACTAACTCAGTTTTGGGAGGCGCGAGGACCCTAATCCCTCCTCGCGTCTCCCGGGAGGACGATATGAAGATTCTGATTGCAGCTATGCTGTGTTTGAGCGCGATTTGCCTGCTTGCTTTCGCCGATGAAGTGGACGTAATTGTGCTGGACCTGGAAGATGTGAGCACAAACGCAACTCCAACAACGGCAACAACTCCCATCACGCGTGGATATCTGTCCGCAGTTATTGTCGATCTGAAGACGGCAGGAACTACGTGTGATGTCGCTATTGTCACTCACACTAACGCGGTTGACACTTATGAAGAGACGTTCTTGAGTGTGAGCTCCATTACAACGGACACCCCATATTACCCAGTCTTGACGCAGCACACATATGACGGTGTTCTGACCAACAGTGCAGCCCGCCCCCTGGCGGCATACGAGCAGCTTGTGGCCGAAGTGTCCAACTGCAACGCCACAAACAAGGATGTGCGAATTACTCTGAAGATCGTGAGGTGATGCTATGGCAATAAATGGACCGGCGTATTTTGAACGGAAACAGCGGCAATACAGGGTACAGAACAGCCACAGCAATTTTCGTAATGATTATCTGATGGCCCTGAACGATGCATTAGCAGAGCTTGGTGCCGCATTGGATTCCGATTTTGGTGGTATTGGGGACGTAGATGCCGATGTGCCCGTTTCGCCCATTCAGGCAGTAGCGTTGGGATGGTTGATGGATGCGCACCTTATCACGATGGGCCACAAGAGCGGGGACTTGACGGCGGAAAGCGCTGATAGGTTTGCCCAAAGAGCCATAACGAGAGCGGGCAACGCTCGTGATATGGCCAGCACAAGCGACGCCACGAACCAGAGCACGGTGGGTTTTTTTACGGCCAATGAATAGAGGAGCGTGTAAATGGCTGGCACAGACATGGTGTGGAGCGCACTGGCTTCACAGTTTCCTCCTTCATTGGACACGAAAACGGCTTCTGATGCGCTATCGGACGGTTTCAGCCCAGACTCTTATGGATTGTCGCTAGACACCGACGGCGTGCTTTCGGCCGGGACGGTGCCTTCGGGGAGTTCACACGTCGCTGATACAGAGACGATTTCTGACAATGTGTGGACGTGGTATTTCCGGCGACTCTGGCGTATTGATGGCGTGACGCTTCTTTACAACTCGCCCGAGTATCGGGACGTAATACTGCCCCAGGATTTGGATGGGTTGCGGTTTGACGAAGATGGCAACTCATTATTGACCTTCTTTCCTTTTGCCGGTGATTCGTTGTTTGTAGCCAAGGCGTCTGGGGCCTATCAAATACCAGGAGCCGGATCGCTGGGTGGAGCCTTCACTCATGGTGACATCGAGGAAGCGCTAAAGATCAGCAATGCCGCAAACGCGATCATGCTGGATAATATCGCATACGTCAGCAATGACAACGGCTTTTTTGCATGGGATGGGCGCGAGATAGTGGAGCTTTCGCGAGCAATCAACAACGACAGCACAACCCTGGACGCATTTAAGAATAAGGCGCTGACCGCCGACTTTAGCAAAAAGTACATAATCGGCGGCACAGACTTCGTGTACGACGTAGGCAACAAGAGGCTGATGCGGTATTCAGGCAGTGCGTTTCGCTTTACCACCCGCACTGTTGTCACGAAAACACGGCAACCATTTACGGTCGACAAGATTGCGCTTGCCGTTGATGGGGCTACTGAGAGCAAGAGCACCATAGCCTTGCAGATAAAGCGCGATGATGAATGGGAAGACGAGCGCGAGTTCAGCGTGATCGCAGACTACAACACTCGACGGCGGGCAGAGTATATGATTGAGCAACCGATTGAAGCCCGGCAATTCACGTTACGGCTTACTGATGTACCGAGCCATATCAAGATCCATCAGATTGATATTCGCAGCAACAGCGGCAATGACGAAGAAGGGTGGAGCGAATGAGCAATCCGGCACTGAATACTACCACTGCTGAAGCTCGAGCCAAGCTGGTTAGGGCCACGAAAGACCGGTTGGATGCAGGCGATGTATTGATACGGCGTTGGGACAACCTGGACGCCACTGCTGCGGATGGTTTACTGGCCGCTCTCAAGGCAGGCAGCCTGTACGTCACAGATCCTCAGGCGGACGGCCGAGAATATAGCGGCGAGTTTGTGCGTGTTGATGTGCGTGCAGAGAACACAGACACCCGGTGGGTGACTATTATCGAGACGCTTCAGAAAGTCGCAACCACAATTCCAGAGGCACAAGCCCGCCTTGTATCAGCATCTGGCGAGCGGCAGACGTATGGCGACAAGCTTGTTCGGCAATGGCTATACCTCAAGCCAACAGAGCTGCAATCGCTGGCAGAGAGCGTCAGTGAAGGCGATATAGTCAGTGGTCCCAGTGCCGACGGGAGTGGCTATACTGGCGATTACGTTATAAGCAACGTACAGACCTCGCTGTCAGAAAACCAGCGCACCGGCACATTGACCGAAGAATTGACCCGTGTCGGCAGTGCATTGGACGCAGAGCCCGATTTGGTGAGCAAAGACAACGAGCGATTGACATACGGCGATAAGCTTGTTCGACGCTGGCCCTTCTTGAAGATCGACGGATTGCAGACGCTGGCAGAAGGCACAGATGTGGGCGAGATAGTCGATGATCCCAGCGCCGACGGTGAGACCTTTCCCGGAGAATACGTAGTATCCGACAGCCGCGCAGAAGTAGAACCCGACGCAAGATGGGGCGCAGTCCGGCAGACGCTTACCAAGGTTGACCCCGATATGGCCGACGGTGATGCGCGGCTTGTGTCCACCGACGCCGAGCGGCTGTCATACGGCGATACGCTGACACGCGAATGGCGGTACGTGAAGCTGTCCGCCATGCCGAACGACGGTGACGAAGGCGGCAT